CCATATCGGGTACGACCATCAATAACTCCGCACCAGATCAGACTGTCAATCTGACGGGGTCTGGCGCTACATCAGTCTCGGGGACTTACCCTAACTTTACCATTAGCTCCACAGACAACAATACGACCTACTACGCTGGTAGTGGCATTACCATCTCTGGCACAACTATATCTGCAACTAGTACCACAAGCACCACCTTAGGTGCAGTCAATACATACGCATTTCTTAAGCCTGGTACATCAGCTGGCTCTACAGTCTCAGGAAGCAACCTTTACTACACGGATACTAACTTAAACGCTGGTTCTTACCCTAGTGGAACCTGGAGATGTATGGGCCACTCAACAACAAATGGTGGAACACTATTCGTGAGGATCTCATAACATGACATCAACAGTAGCTATCACAGAATACAGGAACGCAGCTTCTTTATCAGCTGACAATAGCCTTATGGATGTCGAGATTAATCATCCCACCTATGGGTGGATACCATACACTATTGATTCTTCCGACACAGACATGACAATAGACAACGCAGCATTGTTAGCACTGGTCGGGGATGACTTTACTGCTTCCACCCAGGAAGATCGAGATGCAGATTCCGCTTCCTACGTCAGGGCGTCAAGAGACCAACTTCTAGCCACTGAAGTGGACCCCATCGTTAGCAACCCACTGCGCTGGGACGCTATGACTGATCAACAGAAAGCAGACATGAGTGCATACCGATTAGCTCTCTTAGATGTCCCACAACAAGCTGGGTTTCCTAACACTATTTCATGGCCCTCACTTTGATGATGCCACTGTCTGAGATTATTCTATACGCCTTCATGGCTACCGCTCTCGTCTTTATCTTTGTCACCGTTGTCTTGGACAACAAGAATAAACGGAAGTAATCAATTATGCCAAACCTACCGATCCGCAACCTGGGCTCTGTAGGCGTAATAACTGACGTTGATTCATTTAACCTTCCGCTCAATGCATACACCAGGGCAAAGAACGTGCGCTTTGACCAGGGCAACGTCCGTCGCTCTCCTGGCTTCAGATCAATTGTAAATGTAACTGGTTTTACACCTATCTTTACTAATGGCCTTTATAACGCCACAGGATATGACACTGTCATTATTGTCAGTGATACCTTCGATGTCTATGAGTTTACCAATGGCACCATATCGCTCGATCACGCTACGTCGTCATCTACCAGCGCTGCCCAGGTAACAGCGACGTCATTAGCTAACGTGCAGTATCTTAACAGGGCCGATGTCGTCCCGTTGTATCGATCACCGTCTATGTCTAACTTTGCCAACCTGGTAAACTGGAATAGTACCTGGCGTACTGCTTCCCTGAGATCCTTTGGTGACTTCTTGATAGCACTTAACATGGACGAGGGTGGTTCTGCATTTCCAACCCGTGTACGCTTTAGTAACATAGCGACTGCAAACAATGCCCCAGACAGCTGGGACGCTACAGACACAACTAAGTCAGCTGGTTTTAACGACCTATCGCAAATGACTACCCCGATCATCGATGGCGCTACCCTAGGACCCAACTTCCTGATCTACTCTAGTGACCAGGTGTGGCTCATGGAGTTCGTTGGTGGCACCTTCATATTTAACTTTCGTAAACTCTTTAATGATGCTGGTGTGGTCAATCAAAACTGCATTGCAGAGGTCGAAGGTAAACACTACGTCTTCGATCAGAATGACATCTACGTCACAGACGGCGTCTCCAGGCAGTCCATAGTCGACGGGCGCATCAAGGACTACGTCTTCTCAAGTATCGACACTAACTCTTTTAACAGGTGCTTCGTTCAGTATGACCAGGCGCGAGAAGAGATCTACTTCTGTTACAAAAGTGCAGATGACATGGCTGAGTTCACAAATGGCGACGGGTGTAATCGAGCAGCTGTCTATAACTACAGAAGTGACACCTGGTCTTTCTTAGATTTGCCTAACATCTACGCTGGTACGTCAGCAAACGTAAACACCGTATCTACCTACGCATCAACGACATTAACCTACGATACAGCTGGCGGTACATACGCCGCCCAGGACGCTGGCTTTACACGTAACATCTTAATGTTAGGACAAGCATCCACAGTCGATGGTCTGACAGCATCTAAGATGTTTGGTCTTGATGGCATAAACGAGAACTCGTCTTTGTCAGAGCCACTAGATACAGCTGCAACTAAACCAATAAAGTTGGAGCGCGTAGGCATCGTCCTCGTTGAGGCGCAGCTGCCATTGTCAGGCTACAAGAACATCACAAAGATGGTCCCTCAGTTTGTCACCAGCGCTGGCAATAAAGAGTTTGTTGTCTCGATGGGAGCAGCCGACCTGGCTACCCTAGATCCTACATACGAAACCAGTTTTACTTTTAACAGTGGTACGGCATACAAGATCGACTCTAGAGCATCAGGTCGCTACCTAAGTTACAAGATAGAGACGACAGATATTAAAGACTTTACGGTCTCAGGTTTTGACTTCGACGTCGTGGCGACGGGGAGAAGCTAGAGATGGCAACCAATGAGATTACAGACGTCACTGTGAATGCATACGTCAGACGGGCAGTCCCGTCGCTCGAGGAAAGCGTAAAGATTTACATAGCTCAGGAGCTACAAGCCATTGAGACCGCTGTAAAAAGCGTTATCGAGGGAACTATCCAGGTAATAGACAATCCACCAGACAGCCCGAAGAAGGGCATGGTGCGCTATGCGGTAAGCCCCTGGAACCCAATTGGTAATGGGTTCAGTGGTCTCGTGGTCTACAACGGATCATCCTGGGTACAAGTTTAAAAAACACATACATACATAAGATTGGAGAAGCCTATGTGGCCTCAAATAATCGGTGCAGCTGTCGGCGGCTTATTTGCAAACAGTGCAGCTAAGAAACAAGCAGCTGGCATTGATCGTATGAACGAAGCCAACATGGCAAGCTTTAACCAGTACAAGCCATTTGTTGACGCTGGTTTGCAAGGCGGTCAAGGTGCTCTCAACGACGTCCTCGCTGGCGGCTACTACCAGGGACAAACCCTTGCTAGCCCTAACGACATGCAGACCACCGCCAACAACGCCATGTACAACTTTGGCACTGGCAACATGGCTACTGGTCAGAACATGATGTCCCAGAACGCTGGCTTTGGTAATAATGCACAGGACCTATACAATCAGTTCACTGGCTTAGGCAATCAAATATCTGGCCGTACTGGTCAGTTTGACGACATGTACTCCAAGAACATAGGACTAGCTGACGACTACCGTGGTAACCGACAACAGATAGGTGACTACCAAGGACAGTTCGATGCCCTTACTGGTCAGTCCCAAGGCATCACAGATAGATTTGGAGCCCTAGCTGACAGAAGCAACCAGGACCAAATGGGTGCAGCTAATCAGTATGCCATGAATAACGCTAATCCCTTAGTGGACGCCATGCTTAGAGATGATCGTCGCGCACTCGAGGAAGGCACATTGCCAGGGATTAACATGGGCGCATCAGGCAGTGGAAACACTAACTCTAGCCGCGCTGGTATCGCCTCAGCTGTAGCTCAAAGAGGCTTTGCTGACAGAGAAGCTGACGTTAGATCAGACGTCGTCAACCAATTGAGAAACGCCAAGCTTGCCCAGGACAACGTACAGTTTGGACAAGCTATGGACGCCACAGGATCGATGGGAACATCGATGGCTAACACAGGCAACTTCCTTGGTAACGCCGTAGGCAACATAGGTAACCAGGCTGCAATGACGGGCAACATGGGTGGTGCTTATGGCAATGCGTCTAATGCTGCTATGAACGCAGCTAACAACATTGGTAACGCTGGCAACCAGTTTGGCAACGCAGCCAACATGAATAGCCAGATAGCCAACGCATTTAACACAGGCACAAACCTAGCTGCAAATGGTGGCAACATGGCGTTTGGCGCTGGATCTAATCAACAAGGGTTTGACCAGACGGCACTTAACGATGCTCGATCCAACTTTGAAGGCAACCGAGACTTTGGGTATGGCATGTACAAAGACTACATGTCTGGCATGTTGGGCCGCGCTCCAACTGACTCAAACGTTAACCAAGCCAACTTAGTGAACCCACAGACAGCTGCTATGGGCGGCATGATGACGGGCTTCGGAATGATGAACCCTAACAACGCAATGTACAACAATATGTTTGGCTTCCAACCAGGCCAATTTAGCGTCGTATAGGAGGACACAGGATGAACCCAATACTAATGAATAATGGCATGATGGGCGGTATGCATAACCTAGGTTATGACATGGGACAGCCAGTTTTAGCCAACGGACCAATGAACCCAGCGCAACCAGGTGGAGCTCTTAGTGGTAACGCTCGAGGCTCTGTCCGTATGCCTCAGATGCCACAGAACCAGAAGATTGGCATGGGCGGCGAAGGTCTCATGCGTATCGGCGGCGATATCATAGGTGCATCAGCTGATGGTGGTCTTGCAGCAATAAATGCTGGGACCAATACCTATGGCGACATCATGGACTACAACCGCGCTCGAGACATGGACGAGTTTGCCATACAGGAAGCACAGGCCCTCGAGCAGCAACGTCGGTTAGACTTGCAGCGCAAGCTAACGCAAGAGCAGACACCTGAGACAGACAATGAAGCTGTTGGCATGGTTCGTACTGGAATTGCTAAAATGAACAGAGCCAAGCAGATACTTGATGAGAATAAAAACTTAACTGGACTAGATGTAGGCTCACTTTGGAACCGCGTTGTTGGAAAGACAGCTGGTAACAAAGAAGAGGCAATACGATTGTTTCTTACTGAGATACGTCTCGACAGCATCATGCAGCGTGTTTCGGAAACTAAGGGTGCAATCTCAAATGCTGAGATGGCTCTATTTGGCTCACAAGCTCCCGACATGAATGCACAAGAAAGCGTCTGGATAGATTGGATTACCAGGCAACTTGAGATGTCTCAGATCTTATTAAACAGATTAACAACAGGTGAGCGAGTTGACGAGAATGCTACGCTTAATGACACAATGCCTAATGTCTCGCCCTCACAAAACACCAACGACGACCAGTACATTGTCGAGGAAGTAACACCGACGAACGGATAGGATACACATATGGCTGAGTTCCTGATTACAGCGCCAGATGGCAAGAAGTACAAGATCACTGGAGGTACACGGGAAGGTGCATTAGCTGCACTCAAAAACAAGCTTAATCCGCAGTCAAACAATCAAGCACCAGGACAACCAAATCAGGCTAACTACAATCCCCCAGGTACAGGACTTGGTCGAGCGTTAAAACGAGGGTTATACAGAACTGGGCAAGCTGGTAATTTACTTAGTGCAAACATAAATTCCAACATGTTAGCCAACATGGATGTCAACAAAGTTGAAACGCTAGACCGCGCCCTTAAGCTTTCTATGCCTCCCGAAACTTACGATAGGGTCAGAAAGTATGCGTGGGACTACCTTGGAATGGTAGAAACAGACGAAGACCTAAACAGCTGGCTTGATGGTCTCGGAGAGCTTGGTGTGATGTCGCAGCATATTGCTAAAGTTAAAGCAATGACATCAGCTGCCGAGGCAACAAAAACCGATTATCGAGAAGAAGGTGGAAAGTTTGATCAAATAGAGCAACGTGGAAACAGAGCTCTTGAAAAAGCTGGAGAAAAGCAAACCATAATTGACAATCTGCCTATGTCCCCAACGGCACAAACTGGAGCACAGGACTTTCAAGATGCTGAAGGCGTATTAGATTGGGCCAAAAGTACTTTTAAGAACCCACTTGGTGCTCTTGCGTTTATAGGTGAAATAGCAGCTGAATCCACGCCTAGTATTGCAGCTGGTTTTACAACAGGTCTTCTTACAGGTAACCCTGTAGCTGGATATGGTGTGATGATCCTATCTGGTGCTCCTCAGACATTCAGCGGTGAATTTGTAGAGTTTCTACGTGAAAAGAACATTGATCTTACTGACCCAGAAGCAATTAAAGAGGTACTTCAAAACGACGATATTTTAGCTGAAGCTAATCGGCGTGGCATGACAAAAGCTGCCATTATAGCTTTCTTTGAAGCTTTGGGCATGAAAGCTGGTGGCGGTATCTTACGTCAGACAGCTGCTCAGTCTACTACAGGTGGCGCTGGTGAAGGAGCATCATCATATGTTCTCGATGGTAAAATAGTTCCAAAAGACATGGCCCTCGAGGCCATAGCAGAAACAGCTACAGTTCCTGGTGAGGTTGCAATAATGAAGGGGCGCAGCATGTTTACCAGCGATGGTAACTTAGTTGACCCTAACAGCCTAAATGCAGACGACAATAAAACAGCTGCTAGTGTCGCTAAGATGTTACGCCAGATTGCAAACCAAAACGGGTATAATCTTGGCGACGTAAATGCGTCATCATCTAAAGGAGCAAAGCAAACTCTCGAGGCTACGCACGAAAGTATTTCTGAGCAGATAAAACAGATAGCTGGCAACAAAGTCATCAAAGACTTGCTGTCACCTAAAAAGGCAGCAACCTTAGACCAGCTGATCGAAGATTATACAGCCGCCCAGGTAGCTATTCGCCAGGGCAAAAACAAAGTTAAATCTAAAGTAACTCAAGAAAACTACGACGCTATCATGCGTCTGCTTCCAGACAGCGCAGAGAAAACACAGATAGCTAATTTGCTCAAGATGTCTAACCAGGTTACCGATCTGTTTAACAATGGTCTTAAAGGTGGCATTAGCCAGTACACAGATTACTTTAATCCACTTGCGACGTCAGGTGGTGCCTACGACCCAAGCAGATTAGCAAATGTAATCCTGGGCGCTGGTGGCGCATTTCAATCTGGTGGTGGGACTTTAGGTATTGCAGCTGGTGGTCGTGTCGTCGACGCAGTTACAGGCAGAAGATCATCTGTTGATAGGTTTACTCGAAAGAACGAGCGCAAACCAGGCTTAGACGCTCCGTCAGGTAACTCTCTAATACAAGCCCAGACTGATGCAGAAGCAGCTGCACAACAACAGACAGAGCAAGAAGCAGCTGACGCAGAAACTGCTCGATTTAATCGACGACAAATGAACCTGGAGTTAACGCAAAGAAATGCAGCGCCTACACCTGACAGTCCTCAAGCTATTATGGAGGACGCTACTGGTCTTGATCGTAGTGGTGTCGCTCGAGTATTGCGTATCATTGAAGCTACCGCTGACAACCCAGCCATTCTCGATGCCATTGCCAGTTACAGAAAGTCAATTGCCCAAGGCGGCAAAGTAAAAGATTTGTCACCTCTGATCCGTATGGTTAACGAGCGTGTCGCTAATAACCCAGGTCTCGTCGATAGAGTACGAGAGCCAAACAACAGTTTACAACCAAACGTAGACACAACAGGACCAGCGCAACCCCAGGGCGGCAATGAGTTTGGTCCACAGTTCACAACTCCTCAAAACTACAATCGAGGCATCGAGGACAATAAAGCATTTCGTCAGGATCTTGAAAACCGAGTTCTTATGAACCCAGACATCAAAGGTGACGAACAGATAAGACTTCTGTCATCTCTAGTTTACTTACGTGACAACCTTGGATCATCACCATTACCAAATGCACTACAAGAGATCCAAGACTTGGAAGATTCTGGAGTTGTGTCTCAAGAAAACATCGACACTTATGTAAGACCATACGTTGACCGTATCATTAAACAGCAAAGACGTAATGCTCCCGAGCAGCCTACAGTACAGACAGACGAAGAGATACAAGCGGAATCGGAACAGTTTGGTGAAACCTTAAAATCATTATTTAAGGGTAATGATCCAAAAGCGGCAATGAGACCACAGATTGACTCAGACCCCAAGAAACCACAAGCTCCTTTGCTAAATCCAGAGCTTATTCCAGAGCAGACCAGGACTGTCTACAAGCTTATGAAGGTGCAGAAGAAGCGCCCAGGTGAAATACTGCCTTTATACGCCAAAAGTGGTGGAGACAAAGGACCACCCAGTGGATACTCACTAGGCAAATGGTATGCGTCCGAGTTTCAACGCCCTAAGATTGGCAACAAGTTACTTTCCCCTAGATCAGGTATTCATGGCGTAGAACTACCAGTGTTTGACCAAGGTAAAGCTCAGGTCAGCGGTGAGCAGCGCGTTTGGGTTGAGGTAGAAATGCCTATGATTAACCCAGAAACACAGACGGAAAGTGATAACTCATTTAACCCTAAGCGTAAGGCTAATGATGGTATCCTTAATCGCAACCTAGATCCTACCGAAAGCTACGACTTTAAAACTAATCCTAACGCATCCCAGGATGCTCGAGGGTGGCC